ACTTATTTTCCACTCAATGTATCATAAATACGTTCAAGTTTTGTTACATCAGCTTCACTAAATGCAAAATTACTATTATCAAATTTATCTTTCATTGTTGAAAGTTTATCTGTGATTTTTTTAATCATAGATAGTGCTTTTTTGCCAGTTTTTGCTTTACCTTCTTTATGGTAGTCCATAAAGTGACCTTCACTTCCTTTTTCTTCAACAATTCTTGCAATTAATTTAGTTAAATTAGCTTCTGATAATTTTATAGTTTTCATAGTTTTTTTTTATATAAATATACAATAAAGTAAAATAGTTTACAAATTTATAAAAGAGATATATTTATATTTAAATGAATTATAATGGCTGAAGGTTTTACATATGGTGTTGATTTTCCTTTTGACACTTCACCAAAAGGTGATGGGTTAAAGATGACAGAATATGTAACAGAGGAGGTAAGAGCATCTTTATTGCATTTGTTATTAACAAGAAAAGGTAGTAGATATTATTTACCAGATTTTGGGACAAGGCTTTATGAATTTTTATTTGAACCTTTGGATATTGTTTCTTTTGATATTATTGAAGATGATATTAGGAGTGCTGTTAACAAATATATACCTAATTTAGTTTTGAACAAAATAACAATTGAGCCAATTTTGCAAAGTGATGAGGTTCAAACAAGCAAATTAAATGTAGGTGAAATGGGTTCTAGTTCTGTGGATAAGATTTATAGATCCCCAGGTAAAGGAACTTATGAGAATACAGCAAAAATAAAAATAGAATATACAACAACAAATAGCAGTTTTGCTGGTAGTGATTTTGTAATTATAAATATATAATATGGCAGACAAGAAAATATCTTATGGTGTTAGGGATTTCCAAGGAATTAGGAGCGAACTAATAAATTATGTTAAAACATATTATCCTGATTTAATCAATGATTTTAATGATGCGTCCATATTTTCTGTTTTTTTGGACTTAAATGCAGCAGTTGCTGACAATTTGCATTATCATATTGATAGAAGTTTACAAGAAACAGTTTTACAATATGCACAACAAAAATCATCTATATATAATATAGCAAAGACTTATGGTTTAAAGATACCTGGGCAAAGACCTTCTGTTACATTATGTGATTTTTCAATAACTGTTCCGGTATATGGAGATAAGCCAGACATTAGATATGCAGGATTATTGCAGAGAGGGGCTCAAGTTATTGGAAATGGGATAATATTTGAGGCATTAAATGATATTGATTTTTCATCTGATTATGATACACAAGGTAATAAGAATAGAACAGTAATACCAAATAAGTTAAATAATATTATTATAAATTATACCTTAACAAAAAGAGAACCAGTTATTAATGGTACAACAAAAGTATTCAAACGTGTTATAACACCTTCTGATGTAAGACCATTTTTTGAATTGTTTTTGCCTGATAAAAATGTTTTAGGTATAACAAGTGCTTTATTAAAAAATGGACAAATTGGAACAATTCCACCTAACTCTGACTTTTTAAGTGAAACTGATAGATGGTATGAGGTTGATTCATTGGCTGAAGACAGAGTTTTTATAATTGATAGCACAAAGGATACAGGCAATGCAGGAATAAAGGTTGGTAAGTATATACAAACAGAGAATAGATTTATTAGCGAATACACACCTGAAGGGTTTAAGAAAATTACATTTGGTAGTGGAGTTAATACAGCAATGGAACAGTTGAATAATTTTACATTAAATGGACAAGCCCCAACTTTGGAGAACATATTGAATAATTTTTCATTAGGTAGAACACTAAGACCAAATACTACATTGTTTATTCAGTACAGAGTTGGAGGGGGTTTAAATACAAATTTAGGGCCAAACACATTAACACAAATAGGTACTAATAATTTTGTTATTAATGCTGGTAATTCTGCACAAGAGGCAGCAGTTGTCAATTCACTTAGGGTAAATAATTTGTTCCCAGCAATAGGTGGGGCAGGTTTACCTAGTGTTGAAGAGGTTAGAAACTTTGTCTCTTATAATTTTGCAGCACAGAAAAGAGCAGTTACAATTAGGGATTATGAATCCATCATACGTAATATGCCACCTGAATTTGGGGCACCAGCAAAAGTTTCCATCCAGGAAAAGGATAATAAAGTTGAGATACTATTACTTTCATATGATATAAATGGTAAATTGATAAGTGATAATTCCAAATATTTGGCAGACAATATTGCTAATTATTTATCTAATTATAGGATGTTAAATGATTACATTGTGGTTACATCTGCTAAAGTTATTGATGTTAGTATTGACATTAGTGTTGTATTATTAGCAGGGTTTTCATCAAAAGATGTTATTAACAATATAATTACAGTTATAAACAATTATTTTTCACCACAAAAAATGCAATTAGGCACAAATGTTAATTTGTCTGAATTAAAAAGCAGCATCCAAACATTGAATGGTGTTGTTGCAATAAGTGAGATGATGGTTAAGAATGAGGTTAGTGGGGATTATTCTGGGGGTGAAACATCAATGCAGTATTCTGATATTAATAATAAGATTATACAACCAGTTGATGATACAATATATGCACAACCATCAGAAATATATCATATACGTTACCCAGAAAGAGATATTAGGGTTAAAGCTAAGTTGGCCACAGGTATGACAATTGGGTAAGTTATTTATTTTAAACCAAAAATTGTTATTATAAATAATGAACAATAAAATATTTATATAAACAAATGGTTTAAATGGACAATTCTTTTAGAATAAAAACAGAAATAGGTAAAGACAAGATAGTAAACTTTGATTTAAAACAAGATTTTGAATTTTTAGAAATATTATCTTTTAAAGTTAGGCAATCAGATGTTTTCTCATTAAATTGTTCTGATTATGGTGTTGTTACAGGTAGGGTGACAGCAAATACAGGGTTTGGATTACCAAATGCAAAGGTTTCAATTTTCATACCAATAAGTGATGAAGATGCCAACAATGAGGTTATAAATGCAATATATCCATATAAAAATGTGAAAGACACAAATGAAGATGGGTATAGGTATAATCTATTGCCTTATGAAGAATCTTATTTTGGACATGTTCCAACAGGGACTTTTCCTTCATTAAATGATGTATTGTTTAATACAGTGGCCATTGAAGTTTTTGACAAGTATTATAAATACACAGTCAAAACAAACTCAAGTGGGGATTATATGATATTTGGTGTACCTATTGGAGGTCAAGTTGTTTTTATGGATCTTGACTTATCTGATATGGGTGAGTTCTCATTAACACCAGAGGATATTATAAGAATGGGTTTGGCTACAAGAGACCAATTGAAAGATGGTAAGTTTAAAGCATCTACTGACTTACAGATATTACCACAAATTGTATCATTAACAAAACCAATTGACATTTCTCCATTGTGGGGTGATGAGGAAACTTGTAACCCTGCAATAAACAGAGTTGATTTTGATTTGAGAGATGATGCAAATATAGATATACAACCAACAGCAGTATTCATTGGATCCATAATATCAACAACAGATAAGTTAGCAACCAAAATAAATTGCAATACCCCAAACAAACAAGGTGAATTATGTAATTTGATTGCAAACACCGGACAAATTTTAGCAATTAGACAGGCTTTGGAGGTAGATAAATTGGATAAGCCAATTTTGGAACAATATGAAATAGAAGGTGGGGGGTATGTGATTGATGATAATGGTGCTTGGATTGTGGATATACCAATGAATTTGGATTATGTTATCACAGATGAGAATGGAGAGCAAATTATAACAAATGATAAGACAAGGGGAATCCCAACTAAGGGGAAATATAGGTTTAAGGTTAAGTGGGAGCAGTCAGATGAATTAAATAAATCAACAAAAAGAGCAACATATTTATTGCCTAATATTAAGGAGTATGGTTGGAGAACTCTAAATCCTGGGGCAGGGGATGACCCAATTAATAAGGAAGATTCAACTAATCCAAGTGACGCAATTATTATTGAAGAACTTAGGGGTTCATATTATTTTGGCCTTGATTGGGATGGTTATGCAAATCAAGAGGATGCAATTAAATGTGAGGATACATTTTATGAATTCAATTATAATAGAGTTTATACTGTAAGTAATTTAATAAATAATAATCCAATAAAAGGAATATCAGACGATTTATGTGATGCCAGAGTTAATAAGTTTCCAACAAATGATGGTATTAAGCATCCAACATTTCTTGGGTTTATTATAAATTATTTTAATTTATCCATATCATCTATAACTATTTCTACTTTAATACCATTGATTATTATTATTCATATAGTTTCAGCTGTAGTAAATTTAATATTAGATATTGTTGGTCTTGTTATTAGTCTATTAAAATTATTAGCAGATGTATTAGGTTTTGATGTGGATAAAGTTTTTGATATAAGAAAATATAAAATAAAAACAATAAAACTACCAATATTATCATATCCATCATGTACATCATGTGAATGTGATTCAGTTACTATTCTTGATGAGCCAGATTCTTTATTGGATAGTGGGTTTTTAACACCATTAAGTAACCCAGATAATTATTATAAAAAATATTTGGATTCATTATTGTTGGTAGATGGGGGGTTTAATAAATTTTTTAATAAATATAATCCAAATGGCTTCAAAATATTTGATACAATGTATGATTCACAAACAGGTGATGGAAAAGAAGATAGACAATATTTTGCTCAAGCAGTTAGTCAATCATTTGGTGGCAAGTTAACAATAATTGATAATATAAATGATTATAAAGAAACTATATCAGAGGAGTTTGAGTTTGTAAACTCTAATAAATTCTTCACTTACCAATTAACTTTAAATATACCTGAAAGAATTAACTTATTTAATACTAGGGGGCAATATTTCACTTATGCAAATAGAATAAGGGTTACATTTGCAAATGATGAAAATCTTGGAAAATATCATTATGATAATACTTTAACTGTGTTAACTCCAAAATTCTATACAAGTGGAACATTATTAAGTTTTATTGATCCAAAAACAACTTTTGATGATAAAAATACAGAAGTCTTAAATGGTAAGAAAGGCATTGCTGGAACAACAGTTGGTGGAAGTAATTTCAATATTACACTAAATTATGTAGATTCAGATAAATCAGATAAGTCTATAATTTACACAATACCAAAGAAAGATGATTTGGTTACAAACTATGTATATCCAATGGATATTGAATACTACCAAATAATTACAGCTATAACATACACAGAGTTTATAAAAATGTCCAATCCAAGTAGTTTTGCTAGGTCATTCCCAACAATATTAAACATTTCAGGTGATACAAGATATAGTAAAGATAATAATTCAAACATTGAAGAAAATACAAAGAATAAAACTTTGGATTATTATGAGAATATTAATGAACAATATGTTGTGATTATGCAAAGAGGTGTGGATCCATATTCCCCCCTATTTACAAATGAGTATAGTCTTGGTAGAATATTTGGATTTCAAGATGAATTGGCAATAAAGATACAGACACAAACTAGATTAAATATTCCAATACAAAAAATAACCAATGGACAAACAATACAAAATCACAATAACCAGAGTGAAATATTCTACCCATCTTATTTTTTTACGCCAGGAAGTGAATTTAAGTCAGTAACCTTCCAAAACGGAGGTTATTATTCTGGATTTGATATTGGCTACATAAATAATAATATAGCTTCAAATCCTATATTAAGTGAGTTAAATGTGAGTACAAGCATAACCCCAAAATCTAGTGATAATATATTTGTTCAAAATGGTTCTTATTTGACATTTGATGATTTGGCTGGGGGTAGTTTCTTCTTTAATAACAAATCAAATAATGATGTTACAAAGAAAATGGATTATGTTTCACCATCTCTGTATGGTAGTTTCCATGTTGCACCTTACGTTAGATTAACAGATAAGTTTAAAAATGTAATGAGGACTGATAGACTTCCTTCATCAGACCAGTTGGATAGACCTGATGATAATTGGAATTTTAATGTTCCTTTATTACAGCAAAACTTAATTTTTGGTGCTTACATATTCTCTTTTTCAAGTGGGGGTGACGTGGTTGTTGATTCTGTTGGAACAGATGATTCATTTGGGGATGTTGATTTGGATGGACTTCCTAATAGTGATTTAATATCTAGTTTTAATGAATGTTCAGATATGGTTGATTTTGATTGTTACAAAGGGGAGGGTGATGATTTTCATATAGATGATAAATGTGTTGATAAAGGTAGTGTTGATAAAGGGTGTTACGTTCTATTAAGAAGAAAAATTCTTGATATTGTTGTTGATATATCAAATATATTAGAATGGAATCTTAGAAATTCTGTAACAAGGTCTCTATGTGCTGGTATAATATCTGAATCTTTCTTGAATAATTGGATTAATGGTGTGTTATATGCACCAGCTTTAAAGACAAATTTTAAAATAGGTAAAAGGAATAGTGTTGTTACTGCAAGGTATTGTAAAGCAACTGCATATTTTGATAACAAAACAAATAATTTATATTATAGATCAGCACCCTATTATAATGGTTCTTTTATTTCATTTGCGCCTTATGGCATAGATCGCATAGTTGGAAGACCAACAACCATTATGGATATGGGTAAGAAAACATTTAGATATATTAAGCATATAACTGACATACAAGATTTTAGATACATAATGAATAAAATGTCAAATACATCGTATCAAGAAAATGATTCATTAGTTAATTTTTATGTTGTGTCAAGATTAATTAGTTCAACTTTCTTAAAGAGTTTGATTGGTTCAAATGTGATTGATAATTTCTTTACTAGGAGGTATGGTAATTTGAAAATGATTGATGGAGATTTGGCTCAATTATTTAGTATAAACTCACAATTAGGTGTGTTAGAGTTTACAGCAGAAAACTATGATGAAACAAACCAAAAACCTATTCAAATTTTTAAGGTGAACAAAGGTATAGGTACAAAAAATAATATTGGTGTATTTTTTTCTGCCTCAACAGAGGATTTGCAAATTAGGGATTATTTAACACCAAGTCGAATAAATGTTAGAAATGACAATGATTTGTTACAAAGAAAAATTCCTATACCTATTAAATCACAGAAAGTGCCAATGTATATATGGGGGAGAAAAGGTAAAGATGCTAATACATATATTTTTGGTACTGATGAAAATCAGTGGGTAGATGATAATACAAAATTAAAAGTTACAAGTAGGCGTTACCAGGAATTAGATAGACTTGAAAATAGAAATGCTGAAGATAATTATTTTGTTAATTCAAAAACGTTAGCAGGTAATTTAGCTGATGATATTTATAGTCGTGGGTATATATATGCTGTTGATTCAAGTAATAAACTAACCTTATTTGATAGTCTTTCTAGTATGAAATTTTTAGTTGGTTCACCTTATTATTTTTATTTTGGGTTAATAAAAGGAGGCTCTGCTATGAATTTATTTAAAAATAGGTATCCATCATGAATAATTATAAAGTAGTTCCAAATAAGTTTAAATTCAAAGCAGCTGAAGAAACAGATAGTTTATTGAGCATAGAACTTCTTAGTGATAGGAAAGAACTTATTGAGTTTGATAAGAACACAAATATTGATTTGGCTGATTTATCAATAAAAGAAAGAAATGAGTCATATAAGTATAGACCAACAGTAAAATTAAATTTTGTTTATAACAATGTTTATACTGGGACTACGAATTATGATAAGTACAAGGATACTTTATTTTTTGAGTACACTGATAATTTGAATATCACAAACAAATATGGGTATTTAAATAGTTATGAATTTGATTTCTTTAGACCCCCAATCAATGTGGAGTATGATATTTATAATAGTTCAATATCATATAAATACAATTGGTCTTATTATTATACATATCCTTTTGATGAGGTTGATAAGGAATTGTCTATTGATTTATATGAGAAAAATTTAAAATGGATGGCATCTAATGGAATTCCTTTTGTTTCTGATTATGTTAAGTTAGGTGGGAAAGATTATTTAAGATTAAAATGTGGTGTTAAGCATGGTGTTTTATTGTCTGAATATGTTAGTATTACAATAAATGGAAAAGAGAATATTGTTAAAGTTGCATCATTGGGGGATGGGAAATATGGATCAGAAGAATATATCATAAACATAGATATTGTGGATGTTTCAAAACCAATAATACCAGATGATTATATTGGGGCATTAAAGAGGGTTATAAATCCAAATAATATAGCAGAAACAAAATCCTCTTATTATATTAGAAGGCACAAAGTTATTAAATCTGTTGACCAAATAACTGGGGTTAAATCTGGGTATGAAAAAAATATTTATGATTCCCCATATAGTCTTGTTTTTTATGAAAAAGAGATAAAGTTAGGTAGAAGGAATTCAAATACATCATATAATTTCACAACAGATGATGATATTGATTTAAGTGATTTAGTTGATAATAAGAAGAGGCCAATAACTGAATTGTACTTTTCTGTTGTACACAAGGGGATGGCTGGGTTTTTTAATAACCCAAATAATAATACAGGTTTAAAGGAAGGGTGGGAATTTAATATAACAAAAGAGCCTAATGGCTGGTGGGATTTACCATCATCTAATACAAATATACCAACAACAAGTTATACAAAAAGTAATGCTGATAATCTTAGTAGTTTTAATTTTTATTATAATAATAATTATAAGGTTGGAGATGTAATCAATGGGGACTTTTGTGAATGGAATATTTCTGAACAAAATGAAAGGGTTATTTCAGAATATAATCATAAGATAAAACATAATCCTGAAATATTTAAAATTGGTAATCAAAAAAATGGGTATTATTATAAACCACATAATAAAATTGTAATAAAGGTTTTTTCTGATTATATAGAAAGGGGTACAACAAAAGATGTTGACAACATACCAAACTATGCTGTGTTTTTTAAACAAACAAATGAGTTTATTTGGCGTGATTTATATGATGTTGGATACTTTGATGAGAAAACAAATGGTGTTAATTACCCATTTACAAATAATGCCCATTATCCTTTTGGCTATTTTATATTTAGATTAACACCTGAAGGATATTCATATGAAAATAAAATTAGTGGAAGTACAGAAAATCAAAAACCAATAATAGATGAGTGTGAATAAGTATAAAATAATAAAACCAAATATTGATGATTTATCAATAAATTTGCCTGTACAGATGAATTGGGATTATTTGGGGCAACAAGATAGTATTGATTCTTATGAGGATAGTGTTGTTGATAAAATTACAGAAAATAAAATTGATTATGAATTAACCAGATTTTCACCCAAAAAATGTCAACAAGAAATGAATGTCCCACCAGAGAAGTGTTTCCAGTTAAATTTTGAGTTTTTTTTATTTAAAGGTAAGGTTGGTGAACAGATTATTGATGATACGCAATGGATTTCTAGTTTTTTAGGTGATTTTTTAGAAAAAGATATTGTCTTTAATACAGATAAATTTAAGAACTCTTTTTTTAAATTAGATTTTTATGATTCGCCAATATCAAAAGAGCAAAAAATTTATTTAACATCAATATTTCCTTTTGAGAATGGCAATAAGAATATTGGGGGATTGAAAACCCCAACTTACACACTGGATTATAATAGTAATAGTGAGAATTATTTTATTTATTGGTTAAAGGATAAAAACTATTTAAACATAGACACTTTCTATGTTTCAGCAACATATTTCAATAGTTCAGATGGATCCTTTACAAGGATGGCAAATTTGTGCCAAGGTACATTAGATGCAGAGAAATATAATTTGAATTCTATTTTTGATTTTTATTATAAATTAAAATTAAATTATGATGAAAAAAATTATGAATATTTTGATATGAGGATTGAAAATTTAGTTGTGGGTTTGGCAAACAACCCAATAAAATGGTATGAATATGTTTCAGTATAATGTTGTATAAAATAAAAATATCACCAGAATCATTTTCAGATATAATCAAATATGTTGATTATAATGGTAATCAAGTTGGTGTTTATGATTCTATTAATGAGGTTTTAACAGGAGGCACAACTTCATTTAATGTTCCTATTTTGTTAAAGCAAAATTATGTTGACTTTGGATATTTTTCTGAATTTGATGGTGCAATTCTACAAAAAGAAACTGTGTTGAATTTTGTATTTAGTGCATTAACTGAATATGATTATATTGTCTATAATACATCAAATGTAAAAAACGCTTTTACAAAGGATTCAAATTATGTTATTGATTGGGGAGATGGTTTGGTTGAAGATTTTGTTGGTTATCCAATAACCCATACATATTCCAATAATTCACCTAATAACCCAATAATATATTATACTATAATAATAAAACAAATAAATAATTTTGGGACTAATGTTATAACAAAAAATGTAGTAACTCCATTTGACTCAACTAAAATAAGTGATGACCCAAATGGTAATGCTGAATTTATTCCAAGTGGAGGCCCCTGGAAGAACACACCATTGAATTATGACTACATTTTTAGTGGTGATAGTGCGCCAATAGAGGATTATATTAATAGCACTCCTGTGATAATAAGTGGCTATACTTACTCAAAATTAAAGGATTTAGCAACATATGGGGTTGATTCATATACAGTTGGTAAGTCTATATATAAAGACAATGTTTTATTTGGTCAGATTGATAGTAAAAATGATGATTATACTGGATATACAATACAAGACATTGTTTATGTTGATTATAAGGTTGGTTTGACAACATTTAGTGTTGAAACAAGTGGGTTGACTTCAAACACAACAATATTAAGTGCAATAACAAAAGAAGATGTCCTATTAAAATCTGTGGCAAACACACAAATATATTCTAATGTTTTCATTGAGAGGGGGAAATTTTCAGGATATGAGAAAGTTCTCAGACTTGGGGAGGTTAAAACAATAGAAGACTTGGAAAATTATGGATATGGGTTCTTCAATTTGGAGAATAAATAAAGAAATAAACTATTTATAAAATAAATAAAATATTATGGCAATTGGAGTATATGGAACAGTTAGACCTAGTGATGTTAGCCCTGAAGATGTAGAAATTATTATGATATATTCACCATCAAGAAATCAGACAGAAAGTATTGTTCAAAAGAAGTTATCTGCAACAACATTACTAAAACCATATTTTGATGATGTGAACACACAGGAATTGCTTGGGGGGTTATATAATTTAACATTACCAGCAGCAGAATTTACTTCAATTGGTTTTTATACTTTATATTTAAGACCAGCGCAAATTAGAACAAAAATAAGTGATTGTGGTGTATTAAGTGCATTACCTAATGTTAAAGGAATTGTAATTAATTTAGATGAAGTACCAGATGATTTTAGAAATAAGTTTGAAACAGCACAAGAATTAGTTGGGTATAGAGTTGAATATTTAAATAATGGCAAAAAAGTTCCTAATTTCTTTAGAGTTATAACATCTTCTTTTTTTTGTGAGCCAATTGTTACTAATGAAACAAATACATCACAAAAATCAATTAGATACAGGTATGTGGAAAACAATACAAATTTAGTGTTTTTAACATTATCACCAAGCAACTCACCATCCAACAAAACAAATGCAGTTCCATTTATAGGTCAACCAGGGCAAAGTATTGTCATTACAAATACATATTTTAACCCAACAACATTAGAGGTTGAGATTGCCGAACACGATATATCAACATTAGCTATTGGTATATTTGGAAACCAAACTAAATCACTTGAAGATGGTATATATACCATTTATGATAGTGAGAATAATATATATAAACAATATAATTTGTTTGAGGTTAGGAATCAATTTAATGAATTGCTATATGAAGTTAGGGAAGATCGTGGTGATGATATTGATATAAGTAAAAACTTTGATAACATAATAGAATAATGCCAATAATTTATATTAAAAGAAGTCCAGGTAGTGGAATTGGAGTATTTGATAATTTGGTTGGATACCAACTTGTTCAAGGCGGGGGTTTGACTTTTGGTAATTTTGAATTTACCCCAAGTCTAACAGAGAAAGTGACACCAAATTTCTATACAAATATCTTTGATAGACCAATAAATCTTTTGGATTTGGGGGTTAGTGATGTTTCAGATATTAGGGATTCCATAGCCAAAGAACTAAATGTGATTCCTAATTATGATATATCACAAGTATTTAATTTTTCATTATATGGTTCTTTATCAAAGAGGATTTCAGTTTCAATAACTAAAATAATAAATTACTTTCCTGCTTCAATAGATGTTAGCATATACAAAGATGATTTAACAACAGGTTTCACAGCCACCAATATTGTTTATGATGAAGAAACAAATGATACAACATTTGATATTGATGTTTCAAGAATAAAAAATCCATTTGGGATTGATTTCACAAAAAATGCACCAATAAATGTTTCTACAAGTGAGATTGGGGTTAGTCAATATAGGGATTTAACAACATATTTTAAAGATTATGTTTTAGATATTAATGGTAGTCAATATCCAATAATCTTTTTAACCCCAACAGATAGCCTAACATTAGGCATCTTAAAAATAACTGTATCTGGCAATTCATTTCCAAATCAGGTTAATATTGCTAATTCTTTTATTATTAGACCAAGTAATTTCTTATATGATTTAATTATTAAAAGTAATTTAGATGAGGTAGAGCAATTTATTTTAAATACATTATCTAATCCAAAATATACAGTTACATTTCAAGTTCCTGAAGAAAAAGAAAATGGTGAATTTGTTATTGTTGATAATAGTTTAACTTGGCCATTAGATGGTTCTTGGAATTTAGATATAACAACAGAGAACTTTGATAATTATCTTAATAAATTGCAAGAAATTGCTGATTATTTTGATGGGGTTAAGACTAATTTGATTTCAAGATTTTTTGTTGCTGACTCATTGAAAGAGTTTGACACAAATGATAGGAGGGTAGAGAGTTTGCTTCAAATATTTGGGCGTAGTTTTGATGAGGTTAAAAAGTTTATTGATTCATTAGGTTATATGAATTCTATTAACTATGTTCCTAAAAATGATATTCCAAATCAATTGCTTCAAAATTTAAGTAAAACATTGGGATGGGATGATAACTTTGATTTCTTGTATGATAAGTCATTAATTGATAGTGTTTTTGGTACTAATGAGGGTTTCACATATTCTGCATATAGTAGAACTCAAACACCTTTGGAATTAAATTATATTTTTTATAGAAATTTGGTTATAAATTCTTTTTATTTATTTAAATCAAAAGGTACTAGAAGGCCTATTGATTTTTTAATGCGTTTGTTTGGTATTCCAGATGCTATGATTTTATTTAATGAGCATATTTACTTAGCAGATGCACCAATAAATTTGGATAAATTTAATAATGCTTTATCAAAGTTAGAGGGGGGTTATTATATTGATTCTGATCCAATATTTACAAATAAGACATACACAATTGAGGGTGTGTTATTTACAGGATTTACATCAAATAATGATTCTGTTATAGTTGATTATGATATTAATGATTACCCTATTGATTATTTTACAGGTTATCCAAAAAAAGTTAGCAATCCTAATTTTTATTTCCAAAAAGGAGCTGGTTGGTATGAATTAACCCCAACCCATAGGAGTTTGGAAATTCCAACAAGAAGTGTTAGTGGGCAAACAGTTAGTTATAGTTCTGAATTTGAAGGGTTTACATATGGTCAAAAATATTTGGATTTGTTTAGAAGGTTTCCATATATTGATGATGGGTTTAGCCTTACAAAAACAATTGATAATAAGAAGTCCTGGAATGTTAGTGATGTCTTAACTAGAAAATCATTAGATGGGGATTATAATGCATATTATTTTTTAAATACAGACAAGTTAGTATTAAATGTTAAGAACATTGAGTTGTATATAAATTCATCACAAGCAATATTGTATGATATTTGGCTACAATCAAAGGACAAGAACTACCCAATTCCTCAAACTGGTTTGAATTTATCAAATGCTGGGACACCAAATGCAAAAAGTGGAGATGATAAGGATCAAACAAAAATAATTCCTAATCCAAAAACCAAAACATTCTTTGAATTTCAAGAAACTTTTGACCTTAATATGATTAATGTTAGGAATAGGTTGTATATTACTGATGGTAAAACTGGGGGCTATCCTGTTTTGCAATATTTATATTGGAAATATCTTGAAGCGCAAGAAAATGGTATTGCAACAAACAAATACACATATAGTAATTTAATTGAATATGCTAACAATATAAATCCAAATTGGATTAAAATTGTTGAACAAATGATACCAGCCACAACTATTTGGACTGGTGGGGGTAGATATGAAAACACGCCATTGCATAGACAAAAATATGTATATAAAAGAAGATTAGGCTGCGTGGTTGGTGAAATACCAAACAAGAAAATATTAAATCAATTTACAGAAATTAATATTTGGTATAGTAGTCTTGGAAATATGGAAGATACGTATAAGTCATTGATACAAATGAAAGAAACTGTGCTAAAAGATTGTTTCTTAAAGTATTATAATAATGATTCTTTATTGTATGACCAGAATGTAAAGATAAGGGATTTCTCTAATAAAGTTTCTGAAAATAGAACTTTTAAAGTTTTAAACACGTTAGGGTCTTTACAAAGTGTGAAGAGTGTAATTAATCTTGTTTTCCAAGATGAAGCAGAATTGGCATATGGAGGTAATGATTTTAATATAAATAATGAACCAAGTGCCAAATATATTTCTGATATAAATAATTTGAGAAATGGAATATCAACAGTTACTAAATCATATTATACAGGTATAGTATTTAGAGTTAATGCAAACACAACTGAATCAACTGATTTTAGAAAATTATTGGTTGCAGTGAAAGAAGGAACTGGTAGTTATTCTGGGTCAATGGGGTTATCAGATAAAACTCAATTTGGTTATTTATTGGATGTTGATAAAGGGGCTTCATCATTATATTATAGCAATTTAATTGTATCAGCTTTAAATGATGTTGGTTTTAATTTACCTAAATGTTTAGTTAATGAGAAACAAGAAGTTAATTTTAAAGGATTGAATGTGGCACAACCAATTACAGATGTTATAAATGGGGATATTATTAATGGTCTTTGTCAGAAAAACTTAACAGAAATAATTTCAATACCAAATGAAACTTTTGTTGATATATTGAAAAACAATATAACAAAAGCAAAAGAATCAACTATTGGCGTTTGTGATGATAATAAAGTTTTAACAACTTGGTTCTTAGAGTTTAAATTAGGCAATAATGTTTTAACTAAAAATAGTTTTTATACTGGTTTAGGTAATAATGATGCTCCAACAGAAACAATTTGGAATAATGCATTAAACAGTATATTACCAAATTTAATAAGTAATAATATTAATTATCAAACCCCAACAGATAACCAGATAAATTTAACGGATTTATTTTGTAAGACAATAAATACGGATAACAAAAATATGACACTAAATATTAGTGTTGATGTAACATTAATTTGTGAATAATGGCAGCATTTACATATGGCTTAATTTTAACAGGTGATTGTGGTAACACAGATATAGGTGCATTTTCATTATCATTATCAGGTGGTACTCCACCATATTCAGTACAGTTTTCATCACCATTAAGTTCCTATGATGTAGCATTAACAACATCACCTATACTTGTTCCTAATTTAAGTGCTAGTACATATTCAGCTAGGGTGAATGATTCTACATTGCCATTGAATAATGAATACTATATTAATATACCTATATCAAGTGGTGTTTGTGCAAGTATTTTAAATGTATATAACACAACTTGTGGTATTTCAAATGGATCTGTTTCAGCAACCACAACATCCAATAGTTCATCTGTAAACTCATATTTATATACACAATCATCCCAATTAGTAGCAACTAAGGGTAGTAATAGTAATACAATTATTTATGAAAATTTAAGTGGGGGTACTTATTATATATATGTTGAGGATATTGGGGGGTGTACAGCAAAGACAGAATCTTTCATAGTTAAGACTAGCAGTGATTTTGATTTTGGATACTTTAGTGTGAAGAGTTCTGCTTGTTTTTCAGGCTCAACAGGTAAAATCTATATAACTGGTGAAACAGGAACATCACCATATACATATAATTGGAGTATTCCCCAAACAGGGAACACAGTAACTGGTTTGACAGCCGGATTATATTCTGTTGAAGTGGTTGATGCAAATAATTGCTCAAAAACAAAAACAATTGAAATCCAGGATGCTAGTAATTTAGGTGTTGTTTCAAGCACTAATACACCTCCAACATGTTTTAATGCAAATGGATCAATAAGTGTTACCATATCTGGCGGCACTGCACCTTTTTATTATTTGTTGGATACTGGTTTTATTGATATTTCATATGAAAATACAGTTACAATAACTGGATTGACATCTGGGGGCTACACTCTAAACATAACTGATGCTGCCTTATGCAACATTTCATTTACAACAACATTATCGGCTGTAAATAGTTTAACTTCTGTTAATATACAAGGGGTTAATTCAACTTGTTCAATTAATGGGTCTTACATTAGCATAGATACTACTGGTGGGATTGGGCCTTTTACTTTTGGGTTGATTAATCCAAGTGGTAATACTATAACAAACACATCAATATCAAATAATTATATATTTTCTGGGTTAACAAATGGTACATATACAGCATATGTTTCTGACACAACAGGTTGTTATTATAGTGATGAGGTTATACTAATAGCACAAGACAAGTATAGTTTGAACCATGTTGTTACAAATACAACTTGTGGTACTACAAATGGAAGTGTTTTAGTTACAATAACATCAGGGGGTACTGCTCCATATAATTATTATTTGGGAAATGATTTCTCTATTTTAGATACTAATTTTACAGCTCATACATTTAACAATGTTTCTATTGGACAATATACCTTAAAGGTTGTAGATAGTTTGGGATGTGAGCAGACAAAGCAAATTAGTATTGGGCAGAGTAGTGGTGTTGGATTTAATTTATATCCAATATCTTGTGTTAATGGCAATGATGGGGGTGTGAATGTGTTCATTTCAGAAGGTAAGCCACCATTTACATTCAATTGGTCAAACAATGTCCCTAACAACCCACAATCCATTAGTGTATCTAATTTAAGTGGGGGTACAGTTTCATTAACTTTGATTGATTCTGATGGTTGTAGTCTTACAAAATCAACAAATGTATCTTGTTTTAAAGCATTTACTAGCACACAAACATATACAATTGATACTAAACAATTTGTTGTACAACCTATTGCAAGTAGCACGTTATTAGAGGTGTTGAATGAAGGGTTTAATGATTTGTCATTAGGTAATCCATCTTGTTATTTGAATTCAGCAATATATGAATTAATTGTTGAATTAACGCCAATGTCTTATAGTGCAAGTACAATATTTTTCACAGGAGATAGTAGGACAATTGTCCCTTCTAATTCTGAATATGCTGATGTTTTAAAAACAATTGTTGGTGCTATACCTGGTGTTGAGAGTGTTGAATATGATTTATTCACAAACAAGGTAACAATAATTGCAGAACCTAATAATCAAACAATACTTTCACAAGTTTTAACAATAAGATTAAAAATAACATATGACATTATCTGCACATCATGACAAAAATTATTTTGACAAATTTGGTGGGAAGTTATCCTTTAAGGGTTTATGTTTCTGACATATATGGGGGCAATGAGTCATTTTTGGGTCAAATAAATACCTCATTTACGGGGTCAACAGAATATAATCTTCCAATTGTTTTTGACAATGCACCACAAGTTACCATTAAAATAATTGATTCATTAAATAAACTTCTTCAAAAACAATTTAATTGCAAATTAAATTGTGATTTGATTGTAGATATATCTATTGTATCATGAATATAATAACAATAACAGATTTAGTTGGTTCATTTCCTTTATATATTTATGTTTCAGATAGCAATGGGAATAATAAGACATATATCACAACAATATATCAATTCTGTTATTCATTGGATATAGAAGTTCCAAGCATTTTTAATGGTGAATCAACACTAATTATCACAATTCAAGATATATATGGTAATGAAACATTCAAGATAATTAGTTGTTGATTATATGGGGGTATATAAGTTTATAATATCTAATCAGGATCCAGTATGTGGCTCATCATATGAGCAGACTATTAATACAAGTGGTTGTACTACTTTCTTATTGAAACTTAATACCTTATCAACATCAGAGGGTCCATTCAATATTTATATTGATACAATTAATTCAACTCCAATATATACAAATGTAAGTAGAAGCCAATTATTGATAGGTCTTCAATATAGTTTAGAGTGTCCAACCCCATC